TCAAGCGGATATGCTGGATTTTATGCGGATGCCGCAACTGGTGATAGGGCATATAGCTTTTTTGCTGTAAATGGTACAGAAACAGCGCGTATTTATTCTGATGCGGCAAACTATTTGGCGTTTGCGACAGGAAGCGCTGGCACCGAACGCATGCGTATCGACAGCGCAGGCAACGTCGGCATTGGGACAAATAATCCGGCAGGAATATTGCAAGTTACAGGAACTGGGTCTCAGTCAGCTAATAATTGGGCTTATTTAATTGCAGGAAATGTAGGCAGCCAAAACCCTTCCGCACTTTTGACGACAGGGCTAGCTATAGGATCAAATTTCTCCAGCGGCAATTCTGAGACAAATTTAGTCTGGGGCCAGACTATTGGTTCCGGGCAATATTTGTCCATATCCAAGTGGACTGGCAGCGCGGTAACAGAGCAAATGCGGATCACCGCCGCAGGCACAGTCCTCATCGGTAACGGCGAAACTGCGGCCTCTCCAGCAAACGGCATTCTCTCAGCCACTGGTGGCACCGGCACTGACATCGCTGGTGCATCATTGACCATCCGTGGCGGCGCAAGTACAGGTTCCGGCGTTGGTGGGCCGATTATATTCTCTACTGCTGCCTCTGGTGCAAGTGGGACTACGGTTAGAAGTGCGGTAGAACGCATGCGGATTGCTACGGCGGGGAATGTGAGTATTAGTCCGTCGGGAGGACTGAATAACGCACAACTGTACGTACAAGGAAGTAGTACATCAGGGTCGGATTACGCACTTTACTTAGCAAACTCTGATGGGTTTGGGCCTTTTGTGCTCTCTGTCGCCAATAACGGAACATTAAACACTGGTTTGCAATCAGGGGCTCCATACAACAACACAACAGCTAACGCCGCTAACGCACATATTAGCACTGGCGGAATTTTACAGCGCTCAACATCTTCTTTGCGTTACAAAACCGACGTGCAAGATGCTTTACACGGTCTGCAAGATTTGTTGTGTATTCGTAGTGTGACATATAAAGGTAAAAACGACGCTGAAAAAACTTTTGGTGGTTTTATTGCGGAAGAAGTTCATGACGCAGGATTGACTGAATTCGTAGAGTACGACAAAGACGGACTGCCGGACGCTCTTGCGTATGGAAACATGGTTGCGCTTTGTGTAAAAGCAATCCAAGAACAGCAGGCCATGATCGAATCTTTGGCTGCTCGTATTACAGACCTCGAAGCTAAAGGAGCCTAAACATGACCCCCGTTTGGCAAATCGAATGGATGCGCACCACTCCAGCTACAGCAAGTCCACCTGAGTGCGTGATGACCTGCGGTTGGCGCTGCACTGGCGCTCAAGAAATAGACGGAAAGACCTATACTGGGTCGGCTTACGGCAGCGCAGGCTTTGCCGGGCCAGGTGATCCGTTTATCGCCTATGGCGATCTGACCGAAGCGCAAGTGCTGGGCTGGTGCTGGGCCAATGGCGTAGACAAGGCCGAAGTCGAGGCCAACCTTCAACGGCAGATTGACGAGCAAATCAACCCGTCTGTTGTCCAGCCGCCTCTGCCTTGGCTAGACGAACTGAAAGCTCTGCGGGCGTAATCATGAAAAAACAAGTCTCGGACAAACCCCGATCCAAGGTCAACGCAGCAGGCAACTACACTAAGCCCGGCATGCGGAAGGCCCTTTTTTCAAAGATCAAGGCAGGCACCAAAGGAGGAGACCCTGGCGAATGGTCCGCGAGAAAAGCCCAGCTCTTGGCGCAGCAATACAAAAAGAAGGGCGGAGGCTATACCTCATGAAAGACCCACAGCAGTCGCTCAAGGATTGGACGTCGCAAAAGTGGCGCACATCCGATGGGAAACCCAGTAAGGGCAAAAAGCGATACCTGCCTGACGCTGCGTGGGGTGCTCTTTCCTCTGGGGAAAAAGCCGCCACTAACCGAGCCAAGGCCAAAGGCAATGCTCGGGGCAAGCAGTTTGTGAAGCAGCCCAAGTCAATCGCAAAAAAGACTGCAAGTTACAGGTGATCTATGCCTCTTCTCCGTCTATTTTTGCAGCCCGGGATCGACAAACAGAACACCGAATACGGTGCGGAGGGCGGCTGGGTGGACGGGGACTTCGTGCGATTTCGGTACGGTCTTCCGGAGAAGATGGGCGGGTGGACGGAGTTTGGCTCGATCCCTGTCGTGCTCCTTGGCTCACCGACCCAGGTCTTCACTTGGCTGGACTTGGAAGGGGCTCCTTTCGCGGCAGTCGGCACCAACAAGAAGGTCTACGCCTTTTATGGCGGTTCGTGGGCCGATATCACCCCAATACGCGCCACGGTCACCGGCACGATTACCTTTGACACGGTCAACGGAAGCGATGAGGTCACGGTCAACGACAACGGCCATGGCGCGTTGCTCGGGGACTTTGTGACCTTTGACAACGTCACGGGTGACCCGGGCGGGATCCTGAACGCATCTTTGGACAATGAGTTCGAGATCATCGAGATCCTGAACTCCAACGAGTACAAGATCAAAGCCCCGACCGCAGCGACAAGCACGGCCACAGCCGCCGGAACGGCAGATGCTGAGTACCAGATCAACACGGGCTCGGACAGCAGCTACTTTGACTTTGGCTGGGGCACGGGAACCTGGGGCAGTAGCACGTGGGGCACGCCCCGTACAGGCATCACAGGTATCCAACTAGGCATGCAGGTCTGGCAGTTTGACACCTACGGCGAGAACCTGATCCTCCAATATGTAAACGGCGAGATTTACGAATGGCCGCCGGTTCCTGCATTGAACACGCGGGCAGTGGTCATTGCGGGGGCTCCAACCAAGAGCCGTTTTGCGTTGGTTTCGACCCCCGACAGGCATTTAGTCTGCTTTGGCACCGAAACCACTGTCGGCAGTCCTGCCACGCAGGATCCGATGTTTGTTGCCTTCTCGGACCAGGAGAACATAGGCGACTTTGTACCGACGGCGACAAACACGGCGCGCGGGCAGCGGTTGACTGACGGAAACGAGATCATCAGTGCGATCCGCTCGCGGGGCCAGATCTTGATCTTCACGGACCTGTCCTTGCATGGGCAGCAGTACCTTGGTCCGCCGTTCACGTTTGGCTTTCAGCAGTTGGGGGCCAACTGTGGGATCTTGGGTCCGCATGCTGCGGTGGACGTGAACGGTGTGGCGTATTGGATGGGCAAAGAGGCGTTCTTTGTCTTTGACGGCACTGTAAAGAAGCTCCCAAGCACGGTCCAGGACTATGTGTTCAAGGACATCAACCTTGTCCAGGCGCAGAAAGTGCATGCGGGGTTGAACACGCAGTTCAACGAAGTGACGTGGTGGTACTGCTCTGCGGACAGTGACTTCATTGACCGGTTTGTGACCTACAACTACCTGGAGAATGTCTGGTCGATTGGCACGATGCCACGGACGGCGTGGGTGGATGTCGGGGCATTCAACAAGCCTCTGGCGACCGAATACGATCCGGCCAGCACGGCTGCTACCATTGACACGATCTACGGCCTGACGCCGGGTCGGTCGGTGGTGTACAACCAAGAGGACGGATACAACAAGGCCGATGGCACGGCGATTAATTCGTTCATCACTGCAGGCTACTTTGATATTGGCGATGGCGACCAGATGCTGTTCATGTCTCGGTTCATCCCGGACTTCAAGAACCAGGTCGGCAATCTGATCATCCATCTGCTGCTTCGGGCATTCCCGCAGGCGGCCGCTACACCCAGCTCCTTGGACCCTTATACGATCGCCCCGAACACGGAGAAGGTGGACACTCGGGCGCGAGGCAGGCAGATCCAACTGCGAATCCAGAGCAACGAGGTGGACGGCAACTGGCGCTTTGGCACGATGCGCGTGAACATCCAGCCTGATGGCCTCAGATGAGCAAGATCACCAACGTCCGTCTGCCTAATGCGGCCACGCAGGGCTATGACCCAGGGCAGTTCAATCAGCTTGTGCGTTCGCTGGAACAGGTGATCTTTCAACTCAACAACAGTTACTCCTCGACGGTCGATGTCAATACTGCAGGTGCTTCAGGCTGGGCTTCCGCCGGATCAGGTGCCGGGGGCGGGTTTGCAGGAGGTATACGGGGGTTCCAGATCTCTAACGGGATCATTCTCCCCAATGCAATGCTCATATCGGAGTCAGATCAGACGAATGCCAGTATTACGGGGGAAAATCTCGTTACCTACAGCAGCGCCCCTGTGGCTTACGGCATCACTTTCACCAACAACAGTCGCATCAAAGTACCTTGCGCGGGCCAGTACTTGGTCACGTTCACTTTACAGGTCACCAACCGGGGCAACACCGCAGCGGAGTTTGAAGTGTGGGCCAAGGACACGGGCGTCAATTTTTCCTTTAGCAACACGCGGTTTGACATCCCAGCACGCAAGAGTGGCTCCATTTGGTCGCACATCGTCCCTGCCGTCACAGGCATCTTTACGGTGGAAGACCCCGCAAATGACTACCTTGAGATTGCGTGGTGGTCCGATAGCCTTGATGTGTACTTAGAGCATTACGCGGCTGGAACCAGTCCGACACGCCCGGACATCCCTTCGGTCATCTTGACCATCAATTTCGTATCGGCGATGTGACATGGCCAACAAATACCTTCGCAAGTATCTGACACCCGCGGCGAACACCGAGACCACGATTTACACCGTGCCTGCGGCCAACACGGCAGTGGTGTCTTCGCTTCGGGTGACCAATGACAACGCCAGCAGTGCCGTGTTGACCGTGGCGGTGTATCCGTTGGGCGGGGCGACCCCGTACTACCTCTTGCGGACTTATTCGCTGCCCACGAAGCAGACGATGGATGTGTTCTCAGGTGTGCCGTGCGTGCTGGAGGCGACGGACGTTATCAAAGTGACGGCTTCTGTTGCGGATGTGGACTTCTGGATGTCGTATTTGGAAATGGACAGAACATAGGGAAATCGTCCATAATTTGGGCCATATCCGCGTCCTTTCCTGACGCGCAGCCCCACCGAGGGCTTTTGGCCAAACCAGGAAAGGATTGATATGGGAAATGAGGGAATCATGGGCCTTCCGATGGAAGAGCCTATGTCGCAGCAAGAGCCGATGGCCGTGTCTAGTGC